ACAGTTTTTATGGGCGGAAAGGGGGGGTTTGACCGCGGACCGCCGCGAAACGGGCGCACGTGGCGCACACCGGGTGCGGACGTGCGCACAATGGGGGCGATGGGTCGAGGTCGTAACGGCGCCGCGTTCGAGCACACCCTGACCGCGCTCAGAGCCGGCGGGCGGCTCGAGGCGGTCGACGCCGCCCTGGTGGCGGTGGGCCGGTCGTTGGCCGCCGAGATGGACGACCCCGACGCCAACAGCTCGCAGACGGCGTGGGCGTACCTGGCCGTGATCAAGTCTCTGCGCGGGGTGGGTGATGACACTGCCGCCGGCCTCGCCGACCTCGTCGCAGCTCTGCAGGGCCCCATGGGGGATGCTGAGGAATGATCCCGCCACGGCTGGCCACCAAGATCGACTTCGGCGAGTGCTGGCTCTGGCTGGCCGCCGCGTCCCACGGCTACGGCCGCGTGCGGATGGACGGGCGAACCATGGCCGCCCACCGGGTCATTTGGGAGCTGCTGGTCGGCCCGATCCCCGCCGGACTGATCCTGCACCACCGATGCGACCACAAGCTGTGCGTGAACCCCGACCACCTCGAGCTGATGGCCCAACCCGGGCACGCCCACGGCCACAACCAGCGGGAGGTGTGCCACGCAGGTCATGTGCTCGACGAGGCGAACACCCGCGTCGTGGTCGGCCAAGATCGACGCCGCCGTCACTGCCGTGAGTGCGACCGGAAGTACTGGCGTCGCCCCCATCGGCCTCGACGTCTGCGCCCCAAGGTGGGCGACACCCCGGACGCCTGACCGGCCGACCACCGGGGGGCGGATGGCGAAGCTGGCCAAGGTGATCGGCCAGCCGTTCATGCCCTGGCAGAGCCGGGTGGCGAACGTGGCCGGCGAGGTCGACCGGTCGACCGGCCGCCCGTTCTACCGGGAGGTGCGGGTCACCGTGCCCCGCCAGTCCGGCAAAACCACGATGATCCTGGTGGTCGAGGTGGACCGGTGCTTGTACTGGGGGGCCCGGCAGCGGAGTCTGTACGCCGCCCAGGACCGGAACAACTCCAGGGCGAAGTGGGAGGAGCAGAACGAGCTGTTGGCCGACACCCCGCTGGCCGCGCTGTTCGACGTGCGCCGCCAGGCGGGGGCGGAACGGACCCGGTGGAAGGCGACGGGGTCCACCTTGGGGATCACCGCCTCGGGGGAGTCCTCGGGGCACGGCCAGACCCTGGATCTGGCCGTGATCGACGAGGCGTTCGCCCAGCGCGACGAACGGTTGGTCGGCGCCTTCCGGCCGGCCATGCTGACCAGGGCGAACGCCCAGATCTGGGTCATCTCGACCATGGGCACAGAGGAGTCGGTGTTCCTGCATGACCGGGTGGACGACGGCCGGGCCAGGGTCGAGGCGGGCGAACGGCGCGGCGTCGCCTACTTCGAGTGGTCGGCGGGCGACGACGACGACCCCGACGACCCGGCCACCTGGTGGCGGTGTATGCCGGCGCTCGGGCGGACGGTGACCGAGGAGACGATCCAGTCGGACCACGACGCCATGGACTCGGGGGAATTCGCCCGCGCCTACCTGAACCGCCGGACCGGCGGCGGCCGGCCGGTGTTCGACGCCGGCACCTGGGCGGCCGGGGTCGACCCCGGATCCCAGATGGTCGGCACCCCGTGTTTCGCGGTGGATGTCACCCCCGACCGGGCGTGGTCGGCGATCGCGGTGGCCGGTCGGCGCGGCGACCGGAAGGTGCACGTGGAGGTGGTCGAGCACAGCCCCGGCGTCGACTGGGTCGTCGGCCGGCTCCGCCAGCTCGCTGAACGGTGGCAGCCGTGGCCGGTGGTGGTTGACGCCGGATCGCCCGCTTACAGCCTCCTGGTCGACCTGAGGGCCCTCTCCGTGGATTCTGAGACCGTCGGGGCGCGGGAGTACGCGGCGGCGTGCGGCCAGTTCTACGACGCGGTGGTGGGAGGCGAGGTCCGCCACCTCGACCAGCCGGTCCTCAACCAGGCGGTGCGGTCCGCCCGCAAACGGGTGCTGGGTGACGCCTGGGCGTGGGCCCGGCGTTCGGGGGGTGACACCTCGGCGCTGGTGGCGGTCACACTGGCCCGGTACGGTCTGGTCAAGGCGGGCGGCGGCACCGTCCAGATCCTGTGACCGAACCCGGTCCTGTACCGGAGCGTCGTGTGGTGGCACGATACGTACCGGTGCTCGCTCAGATCCTCGGGGTGTTGGCGATAGCGGTCGGCTTCGGTCTGCTGGCGGTGTGGGCCGGGCTGGTCATGGGCGGCGTCGGGCTGCTGGCCGCCGGGACCGTCGCCGAATACGACCAGGCGAGACGCTGATATGGGACTGGGTCGGATCCTGACCCGGGCGAGCTCGCCGAACTTCGGGTCGGTGGTCCCGAACGCCGGGCCGACCCCCGCCTCCCCGCAACCGTGGTATCCGCCGTCGAACATCCTGCCGCCGACTTCGGAGGCGAACGCTCTGTCGGTCCCGGCGTTTTGGGCCGGGTACCGGTATGTGTGCGGGGCGGTCGGCGAGCTGCCGGTGGCCGCCTACCGGGGCACCGAGCTGGTCGACCCGCCGCCGTCGGTGCTCGTCCAACCCGACCCGAACCAGACGCCCATGGCGTTCTGGTCGGCCATGGCGGCCAGCCTGACGCTGTACGGCAACGCCATCTGTGTCATCACCGGGTTCGACCGGCTCGGCTACCCGACCACGCTGAAGCCGATCCACCCGTTGATGGTCGCGGTGCGGTTCACCGGCAACCCGATGGCGCCCGACATCGGCGCCTACTACGCCGCCGGCCAGCTGTACGACCCCGACCAGATCTGGCACTGCAAATCCCATCTGGCCCGGCCCGGCTGGCCGCTCGGGCGGGGGATCATCGACAGCATGAGTGACGCTGTGTCGATGGAGCAGGCGTTGCAGAGCTACGCCGCCAACTACTTCATCAACGGCGGGATGCCGTATGGGATCTTGAAGATTCACCGCCCGGAGATCACCCAAGCCCAGGCCGACGCCGCCAAGGCGTCGTGGATCGAGAAGTACTCGGGGGCGCCGACGCCGGCGGTGTTGAACGAGCTGACCGACTTCACCCCCCTCGCCTACCGGCCGGTCGACTCCCAGATGATCGAGTCCCGCCAGCACGGCCTGATCGAGATGGCGTTGGCGTGGGGGCTGCCACCGTCGAAGCTGGGCGCCAACGTCGGCGGCTCCACCTACAAAAACGCCGAGATGGAAGAAGTTCAGGCCAGAAACGACGCCGTGGCGCCGTGGACCCATCTGCTCGAGCAAGCCATCTCGCTCGAGTGGCTGCCGAGAGGCCAGCACGCCGAGTGGGACCTGACCGCCAGCCTGAGGACCGACACCTTGACCCAGTACCAGGCGTACCAGGCGGCGCTCGGCGGTCCCGGGCCGCAGTCGTCGTGGTTGCTGGTCGACGAGATCCGAGCCCAGAACAACCTCGACCCGATGGCCATCGTCGAAGCCCAGGTGGCGGCCCAGGTGGCCGCGGCCGGCGTCGAGGCGGTGGCCGCCCTGCCGGCGGCGGCGACCAACGCGACCAACGTCCCGGCCCAGGTGGGCGGCCCGGCGGTCGCCACCCCGTACCCGGCGGGGGACACCCTGCCGACCCCGCCGGCCAACGCCGGCCCCCCAGGAGGTAAGTGACATGGCTGATTGGTCGACCGCGTACGTGAACGACCTGCCCGACTCGGCGTTCCTGCTGGTGTACACCGACGCCAAGGGCACCAAGCAGCGGATGTTCCCAGTCCGCGACGCCGACGGCAAACCCGACGCCGCGCATATCGCCAACGCCCTGGCCCGCATCCCGCAGGCGACGACGATCACCGCGTCGCAGCGGATGGCGGCCATGGTGGCGGCCAAGAAGATGGCCGCGGCCCACCCTGACATCGGCTCGGGGACCACCGCCGGCTATGAGGGCTCGGCCGGGTCGGGCCGGTCCCGGCTCCCCGCCCTCGAGGAGCTGCCGGCCGAGGCGGTCGGCCTGCAGGAGCGGCGGTTCGCCCTGGTCATGGAGGTCCGCGACGGTGTCGGCGACGGCCGCACCCTGTTCGGCCGGGCGGTGCCGTACAACACCATCGGCGATGTCGGCGCCTTCCGGGAGCGGTTCCTGCCCGGGGTGTTCGCCCGCCAGCTGTCGCAGTCCGCCCCCGGGCACATCAAGCTGTACGACGCCCACGACTCCCGTATCCGCGGCCAGGCCCATGTCGGCAAAACCGAGCAGCTCCACGACCAGCCCGACGGCCTGTACGGCCAGTGGCGGATCTTCGACACCCCGGCCGGCAACGCGGCGTTGACCATGGTCCGCGAAGGCGAGATCACCGGGCTGTCGATCGGTTTCAAGCCGAACCCGGGGGGCGGGTCGCGCAAGGGGGGCGACGGCGTCATCGACCGGATCGCCGGCCACCTCGACCATGTGGCGCTCACCTCCGAGCCGGTCTACCCCGACGCCGGGGTCCTGGCCGTGCGGTCGCAGGTGCTCGACCGCTACGCCGAGGACCGGGAACGGTTCCGCGCCCTGATTGGCTGAGCCGGTGACCCCCTACACCGTCCCCCCTGTTTTCGACCTTTTGATCTACGCCGGTGACACCTTCACCATGGCCGCCACCGTCACCCAGGGCGGCGTGCCGTTCAACCTGACCGGCTACACCGCCGCCGCCCAGATCCGGGCCACGCCGACGGCGGCGGTGCTGGCCGCCATGGCGGCGACGATTGCGGCGAACGTGATCACCTTGAACCTGACGGCGGCGGACACCGCGGCGTTGCCCGCCGCGGTGGCGGTGTGGGACCTGCGGATCACCAGCCCGGTTGGGGCGGTCACCACCCTGCTGGCCGGCGACGCCAAGGTCACCCCGAGCGTCACCCGGTAGCTTGACCGACGAAAGAAGGGATCCGATGGCGAAAGAACGGCTGACCGAGCGACAATGCGCCACCTGCGGGGCGCTCGACACCGAACCCCACCACGTCGCCTACGTCGCTTTCACCCACCCGGGGACCGGTGAGGGCGTTGACCTGACGGTGACCAAACACGTCACCTGCTGCGCGGCCGACGGCTGCCCGGTGTGCTCGGCCGACGCCCGAGCGGCCCAGGCGGCCGGTGTGCCCCTCGACCGGACGTTCCTCACCAACCGGCCGGCGGCGCTCCGCCAGGAGCTGTTCGAGCGCCACCGCGTCGAGACACCCGACTTCGCCGTCCCCGGCACCGCGGAAGGGTAAAACAATGGCCAACCTTGTCCAAGTAGAAGCGAACGCCATCCTGAACGCCTCGTCCGGTCAGGCGGCATACACCGCCACCGTCGCCCCGGTCAAAGTGGCGTTGACCACCGCGACGGGTACGGCGACGGTGGCCGGCACCGAGGTGGTCGGCGGCTCCTACGCCCGTCAGACGATCACGTTCGCGGCGGCCGCGGCGGGCGCCATCGCGTCGAACATCGCCCTCACCTACACCAGTATGCCGGCGTGCACGGTGACCGGCGTCGACGAGTACGACTCGGCCGGCACCCCGGTCAGACGGTGGTTCGGGGCGCTGTCCGCCTCCAAGACGGTGAACGCCGGCGACACCTTCTCGATTGCGTCAGGGTCGTACACCAAAACGCTGAGCTAGCCACCCGGTGGCCGACTACTCCACGGCGGTAAAGGCGCTCGGTCCGGTCGGCTACTACCGGATGGACGACGCCAGCTCGGCTGCCCTGGCCGACAGCTCGGGCAACGGTCGAAACGGCGCCTACAGCGGCGCCGGGATCAGCTACCACCAACCGTCGTTGCTGCTCACCGACCCCGACTACTCGGCGGCGATGGACGGCACCTCAGGCACCAACGCCGGGGTCAACCCGTCGCCCCCGCTTACCAGTGCCGACGTGTTCAGCCTGGAATGCTGGTGTAAGCCGGCGGCGGTGACCGGCACCTACGCCCTGATCTCCTTGGATTCCGGCGCCGGGTTGCTTCGGATCAACGCCAACCACCTCGAAGGGTTGGCGTCACAGGTCGCCGTGCTCTGCACCTCTGGCTCGACGCCGGTGGCGGTCGGGGTGACCTATCACGCCGTGCTCACCAAGAACGGCGCCGCCATCCACCTGTACCTAAACGGCGTCGACGTCACCACCGGGGCCGCCAACACCACCTGTACGGCACCGGGCGCCCTGGCTATCGGCTCCGACCTCCACGGCAACTACAACTTCTACAACGGCGTGATCGACGAGGTCGCCGTCTACAACTTTGCCCTGTCTGCCGCCCAGGTCCTGGCCAACTACACCAACGGCACCGCCATCGGCTTCGCCGCCGCCGCTACCGCCGGGATGACGGTCAGCGCCTCGGTCATAGAGATTGCGGCAGTAGTCGACCACGCCGGTGCGGCCGGGATGTACGTCGGCACCACCGGGGCGCTCGGCGGCGTGTCGGAGTCGGCCACCGCCGCTATGGCCGTGACCGGCTCGGTGACCGAAAGAGCCTCGGTGGCGGAGACAGCGTCGGCGTCGCTCGCCGTCATCGGCGCACGCACCGCCATCGCCGCCGTCGCCGGGGCGGCAGCAGCCGCCATGGCCGTGACCGGCTCAGTGACCGAGCCGGGCGTGGTGACCGAGACAGCTACGGCGTCGCTCGCCGTCACCGGCGTCCGCACCGCCGTCGGGGCGGTCGCCGAGTCGGCCACCGCCGCCCTGGTCGTCAGCGGTGGCATTGCCGGGGTCACGACGGTGACCGAAGCGGCGACCGCGGCGCTGAGCGTCGCCGGGCTGGTCACCGAGGTGAGTCTGGTGACCGAAGCGGCGACCGCCGCCATGACGGTCACCGGACGGGTCACCGAGGTGGGCGTGGTGACCGCGACCGCGACCGCCGCTCTGAACGTCGCGGCTGTCGTCGCCGTGTCCGCCACCGTGTCGACCTCGGCTGTCGCCGCCATGACGGTGACAGCCACCGCGGGTACGGGTCAGCTGGCGGCGCTGTCGGCCACCGCCGGCCTGTCGGTAGCGGCCGGCGGTGCCGCCGCCGGCGGCGTGGCGATGGCCGGCAGCGCTTCGCTCGCCGCGTCGCCGTTGGTCGTCGCCGTGGCCGTAGTGTCGGAGTCGGCCACCGCGGCCATGACAGTCACGGTCCTCACCGGGGCGGCCGGCCGCCTGGCCGCCGCCGTCGCCTTCCCGGTGCCGCTGGTCGGTACCGTCGCCTTCCCGGCGCCGGCCGTCGCCGCCGTCTCCTTCCCGGTGCCGCTGGTCGTCACCGTCGGCTAGCGGTCGCCCCGCCGGGCATGGCCGGCTGCTACCATCCCGGTCCAGCAGCCGAACCCCCGCAGGGCCGAACCCCACCAGGTGGGAACCGGAGCGTCGAGGAACCGGCCAGGGCTCACGTCCTGCGCCGCCGCGCCCTGGCGCACCCCCTGAACATCCGGGAGGTTTCTGTGCCGAACCGTCTGCTCGAGCGCCTGGGCGCCGACTACAACCAGCTTTTCGCCGACTACGACGACCTGTTGAACCGGTGCGCGGCCGAGAACCGCGACCCCGACGAGAACGAGTCCCGCCTCCTCGACCAGCTCCGAGGCGAGCTCGAGCCGCTGGGCGAACGGATCGTCCAGCTCCGCTCGCTCGAGGACCGGCGGGCGTCGACCATCACCGCGCTGACCGACCTACCCGACCGGGACCTGTCCGGTGACCGGAAATCGCTCGTCCAGGTCCGAAGTGAGGCCGAGGTGTACCGCAAGCCCGACGCCTCCCTCGAGACCCGCCAATCCTTCTTCCGCGACCTGCTGCACACCCAACGCGACGGCGACATGGAAGCCCGCTCGAGGCTCGACCGGCACACCGCCATGGCGTTGCGGGCGGCGTCGACCACCGGCGGGTCGGGCGGCACCATCCCCCCCACGTGGCTGTTCGAGGAGTTCGCCATCATCGCCCACGGGGCCCGGCCGACGGCGGACACCATCCGCAAGATCGGTATCACCGACGCCAACCCGGTGACCGTCGGTTTGCAGTCCGCCCCGGGCGCGGTGGTCGGAGCCCAAGGGGCCGAGAACACCGTCCCGGCCGACGGGAGCTTCACCAGCACCCCCTTAACGGTCACACCCACGACCTACACTGGCAAGGTCGACGTGTCCCGCCAGATGATCGACGGCTCCAACCCGGCGGTCGACTCGCTGGTCTACACCGACATCATGGGGGCGTACAACGAGGCCATCGAAACCGCGGTGTGGGTGGCCATGAACGCCCTGGTGGCCGGGAACATCGCCAACGCCGGCACGGTCGACATGACCGCCACCACCCAGCCGTCGCAGATGCCCGACGGTGTCATCATCGCCGGCACCAACGTCCGCATGAAACGGAAGTCGCCGCCGACGGTGGTGTTCATGTCGGAGAACACCTGGGGCAACTCGATGATGCAGAAAGACACCCAGGGCCGGCCGCTGGTGGTGTCGAGCTGGGCTGGGCCCATGAACGCGAGAGGCATCGGCGACGCCATCGTCTACGGGCATGTGGCCGGCCAGATCGCCGGGCTGCCGGTGGTCACCACCTGGTACGCCGGTGACATCGCCTATGTGTCCAAGGCCGACGACGCCTTGCTGTTGGAGTCGAGCACGTTCAACTTCCGGTATGAGGAAGTGCTCGGTCCTGAGAGCATCCGGCTCGGGGTGTGGGGCTACGCCGCGGTGGTCCTGTCCCGCTACCCGATGGCGTGGGCCCGTATCACCGTGACCCCGCCGACCACCGGCGGTCTGCCTCTCACCGTGGCCGACGAACCGGCCGGCGAGATCGAGACCCGGTCCAAGAAGTAACCGGAACCCCAGGCGATGGCGACGACGTGGCCGGCGGTGGCCGACATCAAGGCTTACCTGCGGCTCGGAGGCGACACCGCGGATGACACGGTGATCTCCGAGCAGCTCGCCGCCGCCGTCGCCTGGGTCACCAACCG